ACGTCAGGAAATATACCATCCAGTCCTGCCGCTATACGTATTTATCGTGATACAGATGTAGACACTGCTAAAGCAACTTTTACGGCTGGATCGGCAGTTAAGGCAGCAGACCTTAACAACAACATGACGCAGATATTATATGCTGCACAAGAAGAACAAAATCAGACAGTATTAACATCTGATATAAAAGACGCAGCAATAACTACAGCTAAAATTGCAGCAGATGCTATTACAGCAGCTAAAATTGCTGATGATGTAGTTAATTCTGAACACTATGCAGCAGGATCTATTGATACTGAACACATAGCTGACTCACAAATTACAACTGCAAAGATAGGAGCTGATGCTGTAACTAATGCTAAAATAGCTGACGATCAAATAGATTCTGAGCATTATGTAGATGGATCTATAGATACAGCACATATTGGCGATTCACAAGTTACAACTGCTAAAATAGCAGACACAAATATTACAACTGCTAAACTAGCTGCATCTGCCGTTACAACTGCTAAGATTACAGACGCTAATGTAACAACAGCTAAAATAGCAGATAGCAATGTTACTACAGCTAAGATAGCTGATGACGCAATTACAGCAGATAAAATAGCTGACGCAGTTATAGTAACCAACAGTGAACAAGCAGCTGCTAGTGTAAATGATACAACATTCTTTACTACTTCTGCATCTGATGCTAGGTACTTTAATGTAAGTACTGGAGACACTATTAAAGATGGTGATACATTCCCAGATAATGATACGTCTATTGCTACAACCGCAGCTATTAATGATAGAATTATTGATCTAGTTGATGATGTTGGTGGTTTTGTACCTATTGCAAGTGAGACAGCTTTTCCTACAGCTAACCCTGATGTGAATAATGGAGCTGGAACTCTTGTGTCTGTAAAAGCCATAGGTAGTACACGTACACCAAGCAGTGGAACAGTTACTATTGCAGATGGTGCTGGATCTGGAAACACTGTAACTATTACAGGTTGTGGTTCTACAGTTCTGACAGCAGGATTCGGTGTAATCGTAGAAACAACAACTACCTTACATACATACGCTTTTCATAGATTAGTACCAAAAGCTACTGAAGTAACAACTGTTGCAGGAATATCTGCAGCAATATCTACTGCTGCAACAAACGTAGCAGATATTAATAACTTTGCTGATAAATATATAATAGCTACTTCTGCTCCTACAGCAAGAGCTGATAGTTCATCATTACAAACTGGAGACCTATGGTTTGATAGTTCTTCTAATAAAGTGATGATGGTATATGATGGGTCGTCAGGAGATGGTTTCTCGTCTATTACACCCAGTCAGTCAACTATTACAAATATTAATAGTGTATCTGGTTATGTAACATTTACAGAAGACTTAGGAGCTATAACAGATGCTGTTAATACTGGATCAGGTAATAATGCTATTAATACTGTTGGTTCAAACATAACTTCTGTAACTACAACTGCTACAAGTATTGCAAATGTTAACACAGTTGCTGGAGCAATATCTAATGTAAATACGGTTGCTGGAGCAGTAAGTAATGTAAATACTGTTGGAGGTTCTATTGCTGACGTAAATCGTTATGCAAGTGAGTATACAATAGCTTCTTCTAACCCCGGAAGCCCTTCTGCTGGTGATCTTTGGTACAATACTACAGGTAATACTTTAAATTATTATAATAGTAGTTCTTGGATAGGAATATCTCCCGGTATTAATGCTGTAGTATCAGATACAAGTCCCGCATTAGGTGGACACTTAGACTGTAATGATAAAAATCTTACAGAGGTAGGAACTGTTAGTGGAGATAATTTACAAATCGACTTCGGAACAATCGCATAATGGCAAAACAATTAAAACTAAGACGTGGTACAACCACGCAACATAGTAGCTTTACCGGAGCCGAAGGTGAACTTACTATTGATACAACAAAAGATACAGCTGTCGTACATGATGGCTCACAAGCTGGTGGTAGACCTTTATTACGTGAAGATCTAAATAACCTAGGTACAGGAGCTATTGCAACTGCTAAGATAGCAGATGATGCAATAACTGCTGATAAACTAGCTAATACAGCTGTATCTGCTGGTACTTATACAGCAGCAGATATTACAGTAGATGCTCAAGGTAGAATAACATCCGCAGCTAGTGGTGCAATAGCAACTGCTGAGATAACTGACTTAAATGTTACTACAGCAAAAATTGCAGCTGATGCTGTTACAGGAGCTAAAATAGCAGACGATGCTATTGACTCTGAACACTATACAGATGGTTCTATTGATACTGCTCATATAGCAGATAGTCAAATAACTTCTGCAAAGATAGCAGATGACACCATTGTGAATGCTGATATAAATTCAAGTGCAGCTATAGCTGGAAGTAAAATATCTCCAGATTTTGGGTCTCAAAACATACTAACTTCTGGTAATATTGGGAGAGATGCCGGTGACTACATTAATTTTACTACAGATACCCAGATGGATATCTATGTAAATGGTAGTAACGAATTTAGATTTGAAGCGGATGGAGATTTTCATGCTGATGGAGACGTTATAGCTCAATCAACTACAATCTCATCTGATAGAAGATTAAAAGAGAATATTGAGAAAGTACCTAATGCACTAGATAAAGTAGAAGCACTTAATGGTGTAACTTTTGACTGGAAAAAAACTGGTGAAAAGAGTGCAGGTGTTATAGCTCAAGAAGTACAAGAGGTCTTACCAGAGGCTGTTAAAGAAGTAACAGCATTAGGCAATGGAGAAACACATTTAACTGTTAACTATCATGCTCTAACTTCTATACTGATTGAAGCTATAAAAGAACTAAAAGCAGAATTAGACGAACATAAAGGAGGTGCATAATGCCTTGCCCTGCAAGTGGACAAATTAGTATATCGGATTTAGTTGCTGAATTTGGCGGTACTGCTCCTCATGCTTTGAGTGAGTACTACCGTAATGCTGGATTAGTTCCCGGAAATAATACTAATGTACCTGAGTCTGGTGAATTTAAGTTAACTAACTGTTATTCAGCAGTTAATGAAATACAACATACACACAGTGATGGAGATACTCACGCAGACTACGGAACTATCTTTGGCTCTAACTGGGCATCTACTGTACCTAAACGTGTAATTGTTCCATCTGGAGTAACAGTTGGTGGTACATCAACACACGCTATGAACCTACCTACTGGTATGGGAGGCACAATTGTCTTTGATATTAGTGGTAATGTTTATGGAGCTGGTGGTGCGGCTAACGGTGGAAATGGTGGTAATGCTATTAACTGTGTCCAAACAACTGGTGTAACAATAAACCTTAACTCAGGCGGAAGCATCAAAGCTGGCGGTGGCGGCGGCGGCCAAGGTGGAGCCGGTGGGGCTGGCGGAAACGGTGGCGCAGGTGGAGCTGGCGGACAAGGTAGAGCAACTCAAGCGGCTCATGGTACTTATACAGATATGGGAGGAGCTGGCTGTAGTCACCACAGTATGCTCACTCCATGTTCTTCTTATCATGGTCGTTGGAATAATGCTGGTTGGGGACATAAATGGTCATCAAGAACTGGTTCAGCTACAAATTGTACCTATATGGGACTGAGTTATAATAACTATCCTAATTACCGTGGAACTTGCACTTATTACGAATATTACAGTGGTGGAGCTGGTGGAGCTGGAGGTACATCTGGTGGAGCTGGCGGAGCTGGTGGAGCTGGTGGTGTAGGACAAGGATATAACCAAACTAATGCTTCTGGATCATCAGGATCTGCTGGATCAGCAGGTGGAGCTGGAGCTCCACCA